CTATCCCGCGTTTTGATTGGGCAAGTTTGAATCGGCCTCTTCGTATCCTGGCGATACCTGGCCTTTTGCAGGGTCTACTTCTCCCCTCCACAGCCACAGCTCGTACTGAGGGAATACCTTCAGCAGCTCCTCTAGATCCTCGATCCGGGTCTTCACCTTCCGATTGGTCGCCACGGTCTGCCACCGTTGGCGTTCCTTGATCGTAGTGGCCTCAGCGAGCTTGGTGGCCCCTATGTGCCTCACAAGGGTTCTAAGCCTTTCCTCGATCATTCCAAAAAGCTCTTATGATTGATGAATAATTTATTGATAAATAATTCATCAAAGGCCATCATGGCCTTGCTCTGATAAATAATTCATCAAAAGACATTTTGTCCTAATGACACGAATAGTGACGGAACGAGCATGGAACTGGAAGAGCTGGAACCTTCGAAGCTGATAGGCCCGCAACAGGACGTGGAAACCGTCGAGTCCTGGGCCGACCGTAACGGCCTGACCTACGGCACCGCGCGTGCCTGGGCAATGAAAGGCGTTCTCCCCACCGTAAAGCTAGGCAAGCGCCGCATGGTCAACAGCGCCCTGCTTCGCACCTGGCTGCTGGAACAGGAGTGGACGGCATGAATCCTCCCTTCTATACGCAAGCCGCCTTCGCCGCCCTGGCCGGTGTTCCCGTCGAGCAGGTCGCGCACTGGATCAGAACCGGCGCAGTCGAGAGCGTGAAGCTCGGCAAAACCCGCGTGGTGCTGTTTATGGGGGTGAACCAATGAGCCGCACTGATCCGCAATTCAAGCTGCGCATGCCGCCAGCCCTCCGCGCCCAGGTAGAGCTAGCCGCCGAACAGGCGAACCGCTCCCTGAACGCCGAAATCGTCACCCGCCTGCAAGCCAGTTTCGCCCAGGCCAAGCGCGAGGTGTCGCAATGATCCGCCAAGCCTCCAGCCTCCCAGGTGAGGGCATGACTTATGAACCTCTCCCGCTACCTGCACCAGCCGCACCCCGAGGGCTGCGACTGCTCTGTGTGCTGGTCCCGACGCGAGACGGCTCGCCCCGTAGCCTGCCAGTCCACACCCTGCACCGAGTGCCGCCCCGTGTCGGTCCTAAAGGTCGATGGACGCTGGAAGCTGACGCCTGCCTTCATCTGCGCGAAACACACCCCAAGCAACCGACCGCCCAGGTATTGGCACGTTGTGCACGACACCGGCAAACCAACGCCCTTCGTGCCCCTGCGCGAACCGTTCGAACTGGTGGGGTGAGCGCATGACCGTTTCATTCCGCACAGGCCGCTATCTGGTCGCTCTGCTCTGGCATTCGGCGCCTTGGGGTTTTATCGGTTTTGTTGTCGGCTGTGTGTTCGGCACTCTGCAGGCCGTTGAATTGCTGAAGTCGGTGGACGACTCCTTCTATCAGGCAATGGCCAAGGTCGTTCATCAGTGCGCCCCCATCGATCCAACCAACGCCGCCACCCTGGAACAGGTCAAGGGCCGCGCTCCCGGCTCGTCGGATCACGCTTCACCGATCCGGCGAACGGAAGCACGGGCGGAGCGAACCCTTGAACACCCACCACCCTAAATAGCCTCCGCTCGTGAGTGTGGGGCAGCTCCACCGCCCCGCGCTCCCGAGCCCTCGGCGGCAAGAGTGGGATGACAAGGGCAAAGCCCTTGGTGTTATCCAGATTAATGATCAAAAGTTAATTATCGACAAAGTTAAAAGTTTCATTGCGTCACTATTCGGCTCAATAAGTTTTAACCAATGATATTTATGCAAGAGTGATTTTTTAGCTTTTCAGTAGCGTATAAATAGGTACACAAACCCGTTGCAAGCCGCGTAATTCCTGGCAGTGAAGAACTAAATAAGTTCCTCTGCCTGGGCTAACTCGGCCCGCATAAAGGTAAACCGCGCAATAACGCGCAACTTAAATGAGGAAACACAACATGGCACGCACCACTATGGAATTGGCATTCATCAGCGCTGAGCGCGTCCAGTTCGACAACGTAAAGCTCGTCAAACTGTTCTTCGGTGACGAGCCCGATGGCGAAAAAGACCTCGGCGTTTCGCTCATGTCCATGAATGTTGCCGAAGACGTCTTGGACGAAGTGTGGGAGGCCTGCAAGGGCTTCGACGTACTCGAAACCGTCCGCGTAACCGCTGAGATCGAGCGCGGCTCCAAGAACGCAGGCAAGTTCATCGTCCTGCACGTCGAGTCGGCCAAGCCGGCTCAGGCCAACAAGCCGGCCCCGCAAGCCACCCAACAACAGCCCAAGCCGACCGGCACCCAGCCGGAACCGGCCAAGGCCTAACGGGAGGGCGCCGCCGTGCTGATCGTTGATCGCGTGCTGTGTGACTGCTGTGGGCAGCCCATGGGCCAGCTCTACCAGCAGCCGGCGCCGCAAGCCGACCTGCTGCCCGATCTGCGCACGGCGCCCCACCAAACCATTTGCCCCGACTGCCAGGACATGGCTGAGGTCATCCGCGACCCCAGCCAGGCCGAGTAAGGGGGCGCCATGAATTTCATTGTGTGCGACGGCGTATGGGAGAGCGCAGGCCAGACCCCGGTTTGTGTCGGCACCCTCTCCACCGTCGCGCTCAGTGAGATAAGCCCGACCGGGCTCACTGCCGAGGATCATGCACAAATCCGCGAACACGCCCTGGTGCTGTTCGCCATCGTCTTCGGCGCTCTCGTGCTGAAAAAGGCACTCAACCTGTAGGAGACACACCCATGCAAAACCTGAAAGTCCTGCGCCGTTCCCTCGGTGCTTCCGCCGCTGTTGGCCTGCTGGCCATGCAGCAAGCCCACGCCGCCCTCCCGGCCGGCGTGACCACTGCCCTCACTGATGCGCAGGTCGATGGCGTCGAGGTCGCGGGCATCGTCCTGGGCGTGATCATCGCGATTGCCGCCTTCAAGTTCATCCGCCGCGCGCTGTAAGGCCGGCTGCAACCAACCAGCCCGGTAACTCGTTATCGGGCTTTTTCACATAAGGGCTTTTCATGGACGCCAACATGCTGACCACGATCATCATCGTTATGGCGTTCTGGGCTCTGTTCTTTGGGCGGGTTTGAGATGCGCCAGGGTCAATCGCTACGGATCGCCTTCGCCTTGCTGGGCATGCTCGGTGGGCTGTTTGGTGCCGTAACTTCGGTCAAGGCTGAGGACTATTACTGGACCGTCCCTTATCCGGCGCCTGCTGATACTCGTTACCCCAGTTACGTGACCGCCTGTAATGCCAACCACCAGTTCTACGTTTCAAGCAATGCTGGTGCAGGTCTTGTGAGATTCTCCCAGGAGATCATCAAGATCGAGGAAGGTGGTTACAGGTGCCAGACTCGCGGCTACCGGCTCGACTCCAACGGCAAGGAATACAACTCCAATACGTGGAGCAATGTCACCCAGCGCCGGGGTACCGGCTGCACTGACCCGAATATCTACAACGAGCAAACCGGCGGCTGTGAGCCTCCACCTGTTAACTGCGAACCCAAGGCCGGCCAGCACACCACGTGGTCCATGTTGCGGCCCGACCTCAACGGCCTAGGCCCTATTGAGTATGGCTGTGAAGCCGGTTGCCGTATCGCCCTCGGCACCTCGCAATGCGCGCCTGTCTCCGAAGGTGCGACCACCGGCGTTTGCTGGGGTGTAGGCACCTTCACCGGTGCCCAATGCCAGCCCGGCGACAACCCCACCGGCGGCACGCCGCCAACCGATCCCACCGACCCAACGGACCCGACCGACCCGCCGCCAGACTGCGGCGATGGCCATGTCTGGTCTGGCACCACCTGCGTTCCTAAGCCGCCAGAGGAATGCGACCCCAGCACTGGCGAAGTCTGCCCGCCCGACGATGGCGATGGCGATGGCGATGGCGAAGACGGCGATGGTGAGGACGGCGACGGGGATGGAGACGGTAACGGGGATGGCGAGGGCGATGGGGAATGCGATCCCGCCACCGACCCGAACCAATGCAAGGGAGCGGGCGGCGGTGACTGCGACCCGAAAACCGACCCTAACCAGTGCAAGGGCAATGATGACGGCAAGTGCGACCCCAAAACCGACCCGAACAAGTGCGTAAAGCCCAGCGTCGAGGGGGAAGCTTGCGATGCTGAGTTGAAGTGCGAAGGCGACGTTATCCAGTGCGCCATCCTGCGCGCCAACAAAAACAAGATCTGCCAGTGGAAGTACGACGACAAGGTCCGCAGCGATATCGCCTCCGAGCTGGCCGGCAAGGATTACCAGCTGGAAGAGAAGTCCCTCGCCGTCAGCAGCCTGTTTACCGAAGCCGTCAACAAGGGTCGCTGGCTGCCGCAGTCCTGCCCTTCCCCGCAGAGCTTTTCCGTCATGGGGCGCAGCTACTCGTTTAGCTGGGAGCCCGCCTGCCGTTTCGCCCAAGCCATCGGCCCGCTGATTGTGGCCCTGGCTTCGATCTTCTTTGCAGTCTCCATCGGACGCGGAATCAAGGGGTCTTGATATGCCACTACTACCACTGCTTGCCACCTTCCTCGGCTCCATCGTTTCCGGGCTGGTCTTCCGGGCGCTGGCTTCCCTGGGCTTTGCCTACGTCGCCTATGTCGGTATCGGTCAGCTGATCGACACCGTAGACGGCTACGTCAAAAGCCTGTTCGGTGCGGTCCCGCCGCCGGTCGCGGCCATCCTCGGCATGGCCAAGGTCGATGTGGCCATCAACATCATCATCGCTGCCGTCATCGCTCGCCTGATGCTGGCCGGCATGGATCGGATTACCGGCACCATCACCGGCCTTGCACTGCTGAACAAGGCAGGTGGCTGATGTTCGTCCTGCGCACGGGTCTGCAGGGCAACGGCAAGACCCTCAACACCATCAAGGAAGTAGACGCCAAAGCCGCGAAAGAAGGCCGCCCGGTCTACTACCACAACATCCGCGGCTTCAACCCGAACGCCGAGGTGCTGGAAGCCGTCTGGCAGGAATTCGACGAGCCGCAGAAATGGCACGAGCTGCCCCAGAACGCCATGATCGTCATCGACGAAGCGCAGACCTTCTTTCGGGTTCGCCCTGCTGGCTCGGCCGTTCCCGCCTACGCCAGTGCCCTGGAAACCATGCGCCATCGCGGCCATGAGCTGCACTGCATCACCCAGAACCCCGGCCTGATCGACATCCACTTCCGCAAGCTGTGCAACTCGCATATCCACTACGTGCGAGGCCACAAGGGCAAGGTCATCAAGCGCTGGGAGTTCGAGCGCGTGAACATGGACGTCGAGAAGAAGAACGACTTCAGCGACGGCCAGGCCACGCGGGTGCTACTCGATAAGAAGTACTTCGGCGTGTACCAGTCCGTTGCCGAAGGCTCTGAACACCACATGAAGTTTCAGCCGCCGCGGGCACTGTTCGTCCTCATCGCCTGCATCATCGGCATCGGCTACTTCGGCTATGGCATCTATGAACGGCGCATCGCCCCGCCCAAGCCCCAGGCCGAAGCCGTCGAACAGGCGCGCGCCACCTCACCGACCGGCGAACCCGTGGCGCAGCAGCCAGCCCCGAACAGTGCCGCGCCGCTGTCGCCTGAAGAGTACATAGCCATGCGGGTGCCCCGGTTGCCCGATGTGCCCAGCTCGGCGCCGATCTATGACGAAATCACCCGGCCCGTCACCTATCCGCGCCTGTCTTGCATGTACTCCACCGATCAACAGATGGTGGCCAGGAACCACAAGCGCCTCGTCCTGGGCTACCGCGACGGCAAGGTGTATGGCTGCCGCTGCAACACTCAGCAGGGCACCCGAGCGGTGGTGTCCTTCGAAGCCTGCATGGCCTACGTCGAGGAAGGCGCGTTCGATCCCGCAAAGCCTGATCGGCTGCCGGACCCAAGCACTGACCAGTACCAAGCTCAGCCAGCGCCACCACCGGCCCAAGCGACCGCCACCCGTCCCGTACAGCCTGCCGCCCCCGCAGCCCCGGTTGGCTCCGCATGGCCGTCGCTGGGCGGTTATCAGGGTGCCCTGTGAGCAAACACCAACGGAACGCCACGCGCGGCGGCGTGGTTGCGTGCGAGGCACGAGCGCGCGTGTGCGCCGCCGCGCGGGCGCTGACGTCCCTGTAGCACGTCAGATAAACCAAGGTTAAACGTGTCGATTCGGCACTATTTGGAGCATTAGAAAATGGCAGTTAAAGACCAACTCCGCGTTGATCGTGAGTTCAAGAAAACCCCGACCGGTAGGCTGTTTTTCGACAGCATGACCGCTCGGATAACTGACCTTTCCAACGTCCGAATCCTGGCTTGCAGCGTCGATACCGTCCGCCAGCTGTATCGCGGCCTGATCCGCCCGGAAATCATGTGTCTCTTCGACAAGCCAGGGACCATCGTCGACTTCGCTGGCCAGCGCTGGCACTCGGGTCGCGTCAGCAAGGATTCTGGTTACCAGTACAAGCTCCAGAATGCTGACCTGGGCATCATCCTGCTGGTGAAGAACTTCAACGCCAAAATCGAGAACATCGGCCCCCACCTGAAAATCGAAGTCTCGCCCCACGCTATCGACCAATTCTGCCCCGAGCGCCTGCAGGAGCGCCTCGACTACTACGCCAGCCACGTCCTGACCAACGTCGAGCGTAACCAGTGCGCCGTTCACCTAGCGCTAGACCTGCAGGGATGGCAACCGCCTGCTGATCTGGTCGCCCGCATGCACTGCCGCGCACGTGCTGCCCGTGATATCTCCGGTATCAAGGAAATCCAGTGGACGCTGGAATCAGCCACCTACGGCAAAGGCCAGTCCTACCTGTTCGGCTCAGCGGGAGGCGTCCAGCTCGGGATCTACAACAAGACCGAACAGGCCCGCTCCATTGACAAGCTCGACTATTGGGAAGGCATCTGGAAACGTCGCGATAGCTTCGATGAAGGCGACCCGGATAACTACAACCCTGATCAGGACGTGTGGCGCGTCGAGCTGCGTTACCACCACTCGGTTATCCAGCAGTTCGCCTCCGGCTCGTTCGATCTGCACAGCGGCGAGACCATCGAAACCAACAGCTACGCTGCCTTTGCTCCGCACCTAGACGGCCTGTGGCGCTATGGCCTGCGCCAATTCAAGCTGCTGGCTCGCCCTGGCTACTTCGAACCCATCTGGACGCTGATCCGTGACGATGTGCGCGTGGATCTGCCGGTGGATTCCCTGGTGGACGAAACCGAGTACAAGCGCCAATACAAGACGTCTCGGGGCTTCTCGGGTAAGAACGTCGAGTTATTCCTGGGAAACTTCGTCAGCCTGCTGGCACGGGAGCGAGTGGGCGCTAGGCGAGCATTTCACCGGCTCAAGGATTGGGAGTGCTGGCCGGTGATCCGCGACCACTATGCCGCCAAAGGCATGGACGAAGACGGCCTGTATAAGCACATCAAGGGCATCCTTGAAGAACGGCATGTGCGTTGGGGGCGTGCTGTCTGATGTTTGTTTGCCAAATACACAAACAAGACAAACACGCTGACGTTCACGCTCTTGGCCGGGGCCGACATCATGGCAATTGAGCAACTCAGCGATGGCCGCTGGAAGGTCGACGTTGAACCCATCAAAGGCCGGCGCTTTCGCAAGACCTTCAAGACCAAGGGTGAGGCTCAGCGCTTCGAAGCGACCTGCAGGGCCAATTGCATCGAGTCGCCCGCCTGGACGCCCAAGCCGAAAGACCGTCGCCGCCTTTCAGAACTCTGCATCCGGTATCACGAACTGCACGGCCATGCCCTGGCTGATGGTGCCGCGATCCTCCGCACCCTGCAGAACCTGGCCAAAGACCTCGGCGACCCCATCGCGGTCAAGCTCACCGGCAACGCCTTCTGTGAAACCAGAAACGCGCTGCTCAAGGCTGGCATCCAGGGCAAGACGCTCAACAACCGGCTCGGCTATCTGAAAGCCTTGTTCAACGAGCTGCACCGCCTGGGCGATATCGACTACCCCAACCCACTGGCCAAGGTCCGTCCGCTACGCCTACAGGAACGCCCTATTTCCTTCCTCTCGACCTGCCAGATAGCTGAACTACTCGATGCCCTGGATGAACGCACTACCAGCCCAGGTATTGGCCTGATCGCTCGCGTCTGCTTGAGTACGGGTGCCCGGTGGGGAGAGGCCCAGGCGCTGACACCTGAGCGAGTGCGAAACGGCATGGTGACCTTCGCCAACACCAAGTCGAAGCGGACCCGGTCTATTCCGATCGATAGCGCACTGGAGAAAGCCCTGCATGTCTACTTCAAACGACACGGTCTGTTCACCAATTGCATGCTGACTTTCAGCCGCGTACTGGAGAAGACCTCGATCAAGCTCCCGGCCGGCCAGGCCACGCACGTATTGCGGCACACCTTCGCCAGTCACTTCGTCATGCGGGGCGGGAATATCCTGACGCTGCAGAAAATCCTTGGGCATACGTCACTGGCAATGACCATGCGCTATGCGCACCTGTCGCCCGATCACCTGCAGGACGCATTACGACTTAACCCACTAACCGACGAGGGGCATTAA